TGGCCTAATTGTATTAAATGTAGATTATCCATAATATATAAATTGATTGTCTCCTGTGCTTTGTTCTATATAAACACCATTTGATATTTCATAGTCTGAAAGTGTTTGGTCTGAACAATACATTTTGTCTTTAAAAATTATTGTGCTATCTGTTGTGTTAGTGATTGTAATAGTATAGTAATTGTTTTCTTTTAATATTGTAGGTTCTTGATAACCTTCAAGAAAAGCATATTGGTAATAATAATCTAATTCATTAATCGTCATATTAGTATCTGTAAAAATAATTTTATTTTGTGCTTCTGATTTAATAACAATTTTATATGTTTTAGTATTTAAAATATCCTCTCTTGGTATAAAGTTAATATATTTTACCCCTAATGTTGGATTTATCTGCATATTTTAAAATAAAAAAGGGGAGGTTAATCACTCCCTCCCCTCCAATCAAACTATATATTATGAATCACACAATTATATTAATCGCGTATTTTTTAACTATTGGTTCCCACCGTAACTGTTACAGTTGCAGAACTCATTTCAGCAAAAGGGTCAGCAGAATTACCACCACTAATAAAATTAGCTGGCTCAAGTTCTTGACCAGTTAATGTTAGTGAGTAACCGCTTAAGTCACCAAAAGCAGTTCCTGTAGCTATACTTCCACCAGTTACTTCCATACCGTGCTCTAATCCACATAGTAAAAAGTTACCGTTTCTATCCTCAACAGCAATGTGAGGTCTACCGTAAGCCATAAGTTTTAATTCCTTATTATCTTCTTTAGATAATTTAGGTAGTGTTAAAGTTAATGTTTCTTCAAAGAATGTTGTTCCATTCTCTCTTGAGGATGTAATAGCAGTTTCCAAACTATTTGTTCCTTTTAAATCATATTGGTAGCAAGTAAATGTACCAGATAAATCGGTGATTTCATCGTCTACTTTAGTTACAGTTCCTAAGTCTCCAAAGTCAACGAACCAAGCTCTTACTATACCACCAATAACATCTTTACAAGGCACTTTTCTTCCAGCTGTTAAATCGCAAGCCATATTGTTATTGTTTTAAATTAAGGGAGCATTTCAGCTCCCTAATTATTATTTTATTTCTTAAGCGTGGTAAAGAACAACGTCAGAACCTATTCCGTAATTTACAGCACTTGTATATCTCATTATAACTCTTACATTTTGAGAGCCATCTAAATCAGCCATATCAAGAACTTTTACTTCGTTCATATCGTTTAATAAACCAGTACCAAAGTATAGATTAGATTTTTGAGCAGCCATTGCAGTATCATCAGCTAAACCATTAGCAACGAAGATTTTTACACCATCAAAAGATAGTTGTCCACCAGCGTTATACCATTGTGTTCCTTGTGCGTTAACACCATTTGAACCAATAGAAGTAGCAAATCCACCTAAAGCTCTAACATAAGCTCTTGCAATGTTTTGTGATACGTAAATATGTAAATCTTCTTTATTGTAAAGTGCAGAAGGTACTGCATCAACAATAGAACCAAGTTTATCAATTACGTTAGCAGCAGTTACAGCAGCGTGAGATGCAACGTCTACTACATCAGAATCAGCTAAAGCCAAAGTTACTAAACCATCAAATTCACCAGCGTTTGCGTTAACACCTTCCCAAATATTAGATTCAGTTTTTTCAGCTACTAATCCAGCTACGTGGCCAATAATGAAATCTGAAAACTTAGGTGGCATTTTATCAAATGCAGAATATCCCATTTGAGCAGCTTCCCAATCAGATTGAAAATCTTGCTTACAAAATTGTAAGTTTACTTGAAACTCCTCTGGTTGTAATAATCTTTCAGTTAATGTTACTGTAGCAGTTGCATCAAAATCGCAAGAAGCGTTTTTAATTACATTTGCATCAGTAGCTACTTTTTTCATAGTAGACTTATATTTGATATTAGGCATTACTTCTATACCGCCTTTATCAATTGTGTTAGCACTTAAAAGAGCAGCAGAGATATATTTCCCAGCAAATTCTCCAGCGTAAGTACTTGTTATACTTGTTGTTGTCGCCATTTTTTATTTATTTAATTATTGTTAAAAATTTTATCAAAAACCCTGTCTTTAGTTGTTTGTGTTCTATTGCTTGCAATATGAAAATTCACTTTATTATCAACTTCAGCTTCAGGATTATGTTTTACAGGTTCAGGAGCAACAGCAGAAAGTTCTTCTTTTGTATCTTCTATTACTTCTTCCTTCATTTCTTCTTTGTTACCAAGTTTTTCGTCAATCATTGCTTTGATTTCTTCAACAGCAGATGTAAACTCTTCTTTGGTTACATAGTTCATTTCTTCTTTTTCTTCTTCCTCTAATTCAGTTTCTTTAACTTCTTCAGATTCTTCAGATAATTCTTCTTCAACTACTTCTTCTTCAGCAGCTTCTTTAATACTGTCAATTAAACCTTCTTCAGTTACAACTAAAATTCTATCACCTTCTAATTCATATTCACCAACTGGTAGAGCAATTTGCTCATCTTCAGTTTTAATAAATATAGATTTTCCAGCTTCAAAAGATTCTGCAACTAATACAGTTCCGTTTTCTAATGTAATTTCAGCCATTTCTATTTTTTCTTCAGAAAGATTAACTTTTTCACCAACAATATTTTTTATTTTGTTTAGTATTTCGTTTGCTTTCATAATTTGAGTATATACCTATAAACGTTTGAAAACCTTTACTGTTATATTTTTTTTCAACTTTATTTTATATCTTACCTATACCTTGCGCTTGTAAGCTACCATCACAGCATTTATTACTATATCTTTTACCATCTGGACATAAGCAACCACGCTTTGTATTTTTAGGTGATGTATTACTTGGCGTTTTAAATTTTTTACTTTTCATATTATTTTAATTTATGTTCTTTACAAGGCATATACCATTCTTTGCCTTCAAACTCGTGAATGTGAAAACCTTCACAATCTATATTCAATGCCATCTCTTCAGCTTTTTCTTGTGTGCTGTAAGCTAACCTATCATCTATAATTGCAAAACTTTCATCAATTACCATAGAAGATAAATTAATTTCTCCTAATTCTTTTAACTTGCTTTCAGACCATCTTAAACCAGCTTTACCACCCCACAATAAATAACTAATAGTACCACAAGCTTCTTTATCGCCTTCATCATAATATTCTTGCGCTCTACTTAAATAGCTATACATCCTTTTTAAAGTTTGTAAACTGATGTTTTCTTTTTGTGCTAATTGTTGTGCGCGTATTTTACCAACTTGTGTTGCACATTTATTATTTACTTTTTCATTTAATTCAATACCTCTTTTAGCATTGTTACTAACTGCTTGTGGATAATCATTATAACTTTCTAATTCTATATTTTTACCTGATTTAGTTCTTTTATCTTTCTTAATTAAAGCCTTAATATTACTAAGCATATATTCAGCCTCAGCTTCTTCAATAGCTTCTAACTCTTTACTCCATTGTGATTGCAAACTTGGGTCTTTAACTTGTGCTTTATCTGCAAAATAACCTTCAATTGAGAATCCTTTAACTTTTCCAGTTTTTATATAATCATTCCAAACTTCTTCATTTTCTACTTTCATTGAAATCATCCACGTTCCTTTAGGTACACTTAAACCATACTTCTTAGATTTATCCATTTCAGTATCTTCTACAATCCACGATTCAACAACTGTTAAATTGTTTATCTCCATTTCGTGTTCTAAAGTTGCATTGTTCTGCATACTATTTTGAAAGAATAATTCACTTGCTCTTCTAACTGTTTTCTCAGAAAAGTAAACGTAAAAAGTATTTTCTCCATTCTTTCTAAAGATTGGTTTGTTAGGTATTAAAGCAGCTCCCATTAGTAAACGCTTTTCATCATCTACTTTTGCTAATTTTATTTCTTGTTCTGATAGTGTTACAAAATCAGATTCTATTGCTGGCATTTCTACGATGCTAACAGCTTCGATTCCAGTTAGCCCTTCGCTATCTTCATCTAATATTAATTCTATTATATCCATTGTATTTTATTTTAAAAAGTTGCTTGTGTAATTGTATTGTTTTGTAGTTGTTGTGCTGTTGTTACGTTACCAGCTACTACATATGCTTGTACTGGTTGTTGTTGGCCTAATGCTCCAGCTACTTGGTTAAATCCTGATTGACCTACAACATTAAAACTTGGTGCTTGACTTGGTGAAGTTGATGCTCCTCCTGTACTTGTTGAAGGCGATGGAGTATCAAAAGAACTGCTG